CAACAAGAACTACAGGCTTCTGTGGCTCGTAGACGGTCTGTCCGCGCTGCTCAAGTCCAGAGAGCAAGAGCACTGGCCTCTGCTCAGGGTCTCGGAGCTACCGGTGGATCAGCCATTGCAGGCGGTTTGGGTTCGCTCTCCTCACAGTTGGGTGGGGCATTGGGCTACCAAACGCAGATGACTGGCCTCAGCAGAAACATCAGCGGCCTGTCTCAACAGGCGGGTGCGGCCCGTATGGAGGCTGGAAGAGCGATGGGTATGGCAAATCTTTTCGGAGGCGTCTCTCAGCTGTCTGGTCAGCTCGAAGGCTATGATCTTTCTGGCCTCAATCCCTTTAGCGGATAATTAACCTATGGACAACAGACCTATCGGTGAAGAAGAGATCCGCCCTATCGGTGATCAGCCTGTTGCCGCTGAACCGGAACAGGTTGCTGACCCTCTGCAGCGTGACCTTAACAACTACCTCCTGACGAGAGACGAGAACGCCTCCACTGCTCAGGCGTATGCTGAGCTTTCTCGTATGTCCGTAGACAACCTGATCGAGGAGTCCCTCTTCACGGAAGAGGTCCGTGAGGAGCGTAGACAGCGTCAAGTAGCCAGTATGCAGGAGAAGCTGCAGGACGTAGTAAACTACCCTGATCTTGCTTACGACTATCTTCTCGCTGCTGCCGATCCTGATGTAGACATTATTGACTTTAGGTACAATGTCAACATGCAGATTATGCGGGCCGAGATCGAGCAGGCACGTCAAGAAGAGGCTGCTGATGGTGGCTTTATCGACGCTGGTCTTGACTTCCTTGACTTCATGCTGCGTGAAGCTACTGTCGGTATCCCAGAAAATATTACCAGAGGTGCCGAAGAGTTTGGGGACGAGATTAGACAACGGGCTTCAACCATGCGCCCCTCTGAACTACAGGCATGGTTTCGTGGTTTTCGAAACGAGGTTCTCAATAGAGGCCTGAGAGAAGGCAATGCTTGGTATATTGATGCTCTTGATGGTTACGTCACTAACTTAGGTTACGATCCTGCTGCTGGTTTTAACCAGATCTTTGGTGCCCTTGATTTGGGTGGTATCATTGGTGGTACTGCTAGACTCGCCAGAGCGGGCACCAGAGCGGCAACTACGATTGGTCGCACTGCAGTGACCGAAGGTGTAGAGGAGGCCACTGAGGTGGCCACTGAGCGCCTCTCACGCATCGTTGAGGAGGACGTGCTTGCTGACGTAGGCCCTCAGACCCTCAACCCTAACCGGAACGATATCAGTCCCTCACAGTCTGCCTACAGCCGCATCAGGGCTGAGAACGAGTATGTTAGTGAGATTCAGGAACTGACTCAGGCAGGCACCTTCGGTAAGGTTGCTGAAGATGTAGACCTACGGACTCGTGCAGCGCCTATTATCGATAGGGTTGTGTCTGAGTTCAGGGCACGTACCGGATACCGTATCTACCAGACTCCGCGACTTGAGACAGATAATCTCGGCAACTACACTGTTGGTCTTGATGTTGGCACTGCAAAAGGTCAGCCATACAGACCTACTCCTTCCGGTGACATTCCGGCTAACGTGCAGCAGAAGGCTCGTGAGTTGGGTGGTGAGGCTCGCTTTGTCGATCCTGAGAATACTGACAGCGGTATTGTCATCAGTGTTCGCCAGAACTTCAGTTCAGCCAAACTGATCGACGATCTGGATATCTACGAACTGGAGCAGGTTGAAACAAACATCTTCTCCAAGCTGATGAACAATCCTGTCTTCGCTTCGTCTACATCGAGAGGTGTAGATGCGTTGAGTGTGGCTGCACAGCGGGGTGAGGCTGGTGCCTCTAAGCTGATGGAGGTCTTCAACCGCAGGGCACAGGTAGTCACTAAGCTGAACGCTACTCAGCGGGCACGGATGAACGTTATCACCAATCTTCGTGATGGTCAGGGCACGTCTAAGATCCGTGAGTGGTGGTCTGAGGAAGACTTCGTCAGGTACTACCAGTCGCGTTATGGTAGCCGTCCGTCTCAGCGAGAGATTGACGCCTACAATGTCACGGTGGAGATGTCTGACGCTGCATGGATTCTGCAGGCTAACAACATCTTCAGACGCTATGTTGATCTGGACTACAAGGCTGTTGATACCGGCAATGGTTTCTTCTCACCTGCTAAGTCGATCAACAAGGCCTCCATTCCTGACGATGCCAATATCCTTGACCTGCAGTACAACGGCAACATCCGTAAGGTAGACTTTAGGGGTGACACTGAGGTAGCCTTCTACAAGCTGGACAGGGCTTTGGATGATGGCACTGAGTATGTAGCCAATCCTCAGGCAGTACGTGAGCTAGAGCCTGCAGACGTTATGGGCTACAACGCAGGTGGTCCTCGTGTTAACCCACAGGCCCGTTACTTTGTTGTGACTGGTGACGGCACTCGCATGAAGACCCTGCTGACTGCTCGCACTGAGAAGCAGGCAAAGATCGCTCAGCAACAGATCGATACTCTTCGTCAGGCTCAGCAGAACGGCACACTGACTGACGATCTTGTACGTGCCAATAGTGACTGGAATCCGGACATTCAGTCTGTCAGACAGTTCGATAAGTTTGCTGCTGAACACAACTGGCGTTTCTATGACGATATTCCTGTAGCCTACAAGCAGCGGGACCAGCCTGTCATTACAGCAGGACGTGCTGTGGCGGATGATACCGTTGAAGCCAGCATGAATGTCTTCGACTACGCACAGACTTCCATGCGCCGCAACGATCAGGTTCTTCCTGACTTCGGTGGCGGCAAAGCCTACAATGTGGACACCATTACGGCAGTCCAGCAACAGCTTGCCTCTGTCTCAAACAAGTACGCCTTCAATGTCTACACTCAGAAGGCTATGATTGGTTGGGTGGAGACTGCTCGCAAGACTGGCAGAGCCACATTCCCACCGAACATTCACCCGTCAGACTACCGTAACCTCTTCCTTCGCGCTGAGATTACAGGCAACGATGCAGTATCTGCCCGCCTTCGTGAGATCAGAAACATCGAGCGTAGACGGATGGGCATCGACAGTGAGTTGGGTCAGCAGTTTGCTCTCTTCGGTGAGCGTGTAGCTGAGTATGTCTTCGATGCCGCTGACTCGAAGATGGCTAAGACCCTGAGACTATCTACTGCACTGCGCTCTGACTTTGTTCAAGGCCTAATCATGGAGCCTTCTGCAGCACTCTTGCGGGTAGGCTTCACGACTGTCTTCGGTTTCTTCAACTTTGCTCAGCTTCTGGTGCAGTCCATCCATGCTGTCTCTATTGCTCTTGTCAGTAAACAAGGAATCAAGGGTGCCTCGATGGCCCTGACCCTCAGAGGTCTCTACCACACTACGCCTGAAGCTATTGAGGAGGGTCTCAAGCGCGCTGCTAAGTTTTACAACTACACGCCTGAGAGAATGCGGGAGATTTACGACTACGTGCGTACCTCCGGCAGGGACGTGGTTGAGGGTGAAGCGGTTGAATTGGGTACTGGCGCTGAGTTTGGGTTTACTAGCTTCAGGGGTCAGGACATGAGACTGTCTGCCCTTGACCGTGCCCTCTACAATGGCACTAAGATTGGCCGTAACCTTATGGATAAAGGCCTTGCCTTCTATCGTGGGGGTGAACGTGCATCTCGTATGACGGGTGTGTACACGGCTATTGCTGAACACATCGCAAAGTTCCCTGATGTACCCCTAACGAGTGAGGCTGCTCGCAACTGGATCACTCGTCGTGAGCAGAACCTGACCCTCAACATGACTACAGCCTCCAGAGGCGCTGGTCAAGCAGGTCTCCTGCGTGTGCCTACACAATGGCTGTCCTACAGCTTCCGTGCAATGGAGGCAATCTTCGTAGGCAGGGGCTTCACTAGAGGTGAGCGGGCACGTCTCGCTGCGTCTCTGACCATGTTCTACGGTCTTAGTGGCTTCGGTGCTGAGCGGGCTGCGGAAGAGATCGCAGAGATGACTAATATCGAACAGGACTCTGCAGCCTTCACCACCCTCAAGTGGGGTGTGATTGACGGTGTGATGGACTTCCTCCTGCCGGAGGGTGAAGAGGATACTGGTCGAGTAGGTACTGGCCTTGCTCCGCGTCTTTCTGTTGTGCAAGGCATGAAACAACTGTATAATGACGTGATGGCTGGCAGCTTCTTTGAGATCATCGGTGGTCCCTCAGGTCAAATCGGTGCGTCTCTTGTGGAGTCTGGTGTTAATGTCTTCGGTAGCCTACTGTCTAACCAGCCTATGACTTTTAACGAAGACATCAGAGAACTGATCCGTCAGCCCTCCGGTATAGACAACATAGCTAAAGCGTTTGGTATCTGGAACAACAGTGTCCTCGTCAGCAAATCTGGCGTACCTGTTCCTGCGGAGATGGGTCCGACTGAAGGTATCCTTGCTCTGTTTGGTGTAGCCACCCTTAAACAGACTGAATGGTACACTACTCGTGGTCAAGTCTTTACTGATGAGCGTCAGCTTGCACGGTTCCGTAGAGAGATTAACGGCAGATCAGAAACAGCCTACAGATACCTTAGGGATGGTGACGAGCGTAGTGTCCGCAGAGGCCTTGAGTTGTTGGCTGAGATCAATGCTCAGATCACCTTCTCCGGCTTCTCTCCTGAACAACAAATGTCACTGAGGCGTAGTGTAGCCACACAGGACGAGGACCAGTTCAACAGGCTTATGCAGACCCTCCTACGTTATGACAGAGAAGCAGCCACCAGTCTTCAGACTGTACTGAGATAAGGAAATACGATGGTTTTCAATCCTAACCTTGATGCAGCCCCTACACCGGAATCTCCGGTATACACAAATGTATCAGCTCAGGCCGCTGGTGGTATGGGTGACGTTGCCGCTAATGCTTTAGGTGTACTCGGTGGCCTGATTACAGGTGGTGTTGAACGTCGTGAGGCACGTCAGGCCAGAGAGCTTCGGCAGAACTACATCAATGGACTTGAGGGTATTAGGTCTAGAGTAAATGAAGGAGACATTAACGGTGCCTCCATCGCGGCAGGAAACCTTATCTCTTCCTACGTAGCTGCAGGTGGGGAGTGGGACACTGAGGCACGGGCTGTAGCTACGGCTGTCACCGGCCTGCCGGAACGTATGTTTGGTGTTAGCCAGACTGCTCTGGCCGCAGAGGATGAGAGACAACGTAGGTCTGCACTGAGAGCAGATGAGACCTTTCAAGCCTACCTTTTCCTTGAGGAACAGGCCAATCCCAATGCGTCTGAGGCTGAGCTATTCAACGCTGCGGAACAGCGAATCAACCGCCGTAATGCCAATGAAGTGATACTAGCTGAAGCTGAGATCTCGGGCCAAATGAACTACGAGGCTGAGGGCCGTGAGGCTGTCTTCGGTGTTATCGATGATTTCTATCAGGCTGCTCTCGGTTCTCTGGTCAACTCTATCGAGAGTGGTGAGGTTGTCGATCCGAGAGCAGTAGACAGCGCACGTATTCAGTTTAACGCACTGCGTCGTAGAGTTGAAGCTAGTCTTTACAATGTCTCTGAAGACCAGAGAGCAGAGGTTGAGCGTCAGTTCGAGCAGGTTGAAAACACTATCAACAATGTTGAAACTCTGCTGTCTTCTGAGGGTCAGCTTGAAAGAGCAAGGTCTTTCATGTCCCAACTTATTGTCGCAGGAAATCTTAGCGAAGACTCAAATCCTGTGCAAGCTCTTGGGGCTTTTCTTGCTTTGGAAGATATGGAAGGGTTTTTTCTTGCGGCTACTCAGTCAGGGCCTAGTCTGGCGAATAACCCTGAACTTGTCCGAAACCTTATGGAAGGTTATTCACTCAGTTTTACCGACTTTGTCCGTCAACAAGCAGCTGAGCAACTACCTGAACTGGAGGACGGAACGAGGAATCCTAACGGAATTATCTCCTCCGAAGAACTTCCTGTTGCGGTAAGAGAGCAGATAGCTACTCTGAACGACAGGAATATCACCAGTGAACTTAGCCTAAATGGACGGTTGTTCTCCACTGTCAATGCTCAGAACGTAACAAATCCTGCTACGGCTGACATGTTTATCAGGAGAGCCTACGAGACGGGTGCCTACATGCTCTCGACTGAAGGCCGTCCTCTCACTCCTGCCCTTGTTCAGCAGTTGGGTCTGGGGCCGCAGTTGGGTGAGAACTTTAACGTACTCGAAAGTGTTGGCCTTGACAGCGAGGGTGAGGTTCAGGCCCGTGTGACCCTACGTTCCGGTATCCTAACACAGATCTCTGCCCAACAGAGATATCTCAACCGTATCGAACAGGTCAACGATTTCGTCGGTCTTCGTTGGAATGAACAGACGAGTAGTTACGAAGTCACTGATCCTGAATTTATAGAGGGTTGGGCACGTTTATCAGGAGTTTCTGTCGCAGCTATGACGGGGGATAACGGTGCGATTTCTTTGCCTTCCGATCCATCTCTTTATAGAGAGGGTTGGCGTTTGCAACTATGGCAGAGGGTCAATAATATTGACGAACTCTATAGCTACCGTGAGTCCATCAACAGTCTTCAGGGTGCCTTCGATTCACTGGAAACAGAGGTGCCTGAGGATCAAGGAGCTATTCCTGTAGCCTCTGACTTTGTCTTCACGTCTCAGACCCGTGCCCAACTGCCCCCGACTGAGGGTATGCTGAACATCTCGATGGACTTCAACGCCTCTCCTTCCGGCAACGCACGAGGCACTGAGGTTATCATTCCTGACAATGCCTCGCCAGAAGTACGGGCAGCGGCAGAAGAGTTTAACAGGCTTGTTGCCGACTTCGCTGCACGTAACGGTATCGAGGACTATCCTGTTAGGGGTGTCAGAACCAGATCTGAGAACGGCAGAGGCATCCGCAATACGGTCCATGCTGAACCCTTCTTCAACACTGACACCGCTATGCAGGAGGCTATCAGGGCAAATCCTGCTGAGTTTGCTGCGATCTATGCTCAGGCCTTTGGCAGCCTTTCCGGTGCCCGTGTGATTGCACCTCACGGCGAAGGCAATGACAGGGGTGCCACCTCTGAGATCTTTGGTGATGAGACATCCTTCGGTGAGTTGATGGCTCAGTCCTTTACCGGAGACGTGGGTGACATTGGTGCCACTGCTCCGAGAGGAAGGAGACGACCTGCTGGTCAGACCCCTCGTCCTGCTGGAGGAGGAATGGGACTACAGGGACCGATTGAGGACATGCTGCCTCCGCCTGCTCCGGCTCCTCAGGCGCAGACAGAACCTATGGGTCTGGACATCGGCATGACTGCCTCCGCTATGGAGGAGGATGGGACTCCTGCCGTAGACATGTCTGCAGGTGACGCTCAGCCTACGGAAGGTAGAGAGGCACCGGAACGTCCTTCTGAGCCTGTACCGGATGCACCGCCTCCTGCACAGATTGCTCGTAACCTTGAAGAGATTGCTCGCGGTGCCCAAGAGAACTTCGGTGAGGACAATACTGTAGCCGGTAGGGCTATGGCGCTTGCACAGCGTATCTCCGGTGGCGAGGAAGTAGACTACTCGGAAGTCTACGCCCTCCTGACAGAGGCCCTGAGGCTCCCTGCTACGGCTGAGAAGCGTCGTCTGGTCAACGATCTCTACGATCTTGCTGAACAGATGAGAGGGCAGTGATGTGGACGCTTGTTGGCTCTCGGATAAGGAACCTTGCGGCTGGTGTCTTGGCTGCTGCAGTGTTCGTCATCGGTCTGATCCAGTACGGAAAGCAGACACAGAAGCACAAGGAAGCGGTACAGGACTTAGAGGACTACAAGGAAACGAGGGAGAGGATCGATGAGGCTGAGCCTTCTACTGATAGGGACTCTGCTCTTGAGCGGTTGCGTGACAACAACCAACTCCGCTGAGGCCATCTGCTCCATCCCTCTGCCTACAGTATCTGCAGAGGATACTGACCAGACACTCATCGAAGTAGACCTGTTCTCAGAGCGATTCAGGAGGGCCTGTAATGGCTAAGAGACTAGACAAGTCCAAGATGAAATGCAACAAGCCGAGAACTACACCGGACCACCCTACTAAGTCCCATGTAGTCAAGGCCTGTGAGGACGGTAAAGAGAAGATCATTCGCTTCGGTCAACAGGGAGTGAAGGGTAGCCCTAAGGGTTCAGCGCGTAACAAGGCCTTCAGGGCCAGACATGCAAAGAACATCAAGAAGGGCAAGATGAGCGCGGCCTACTGGGCCGCAAAAGTGAAATGGTGAGGAGATAACCATGCCTTATTCAAGAGGAACTGTGAAGCCTTACGGCAACACGACTAAGAAGAAGGGCGGAAAGGGCAAGTAATGCCCGTCCGTAGAGTCAAGGGTGGCTACCAGTGGGGTACGTCAGGTAAAGTGTACCCCACTAGAGAACAAGCAGAGCGTCAGGGCAGAGCTATCTATGCCTCTGGCTACAAGAAGAAAGGATCTAAGAAATGAAGAGAAACAAAGGGCCTCAGTACGCGAATGGTCGGACGATGGCCCCTCAGATGCGGCCTTCTCGTGGTCCGTCCTCGTCTCCGAGACCGACCCCTCGCCCGTCCACGATGGCAGAACGTCAGGCTGGTCGCAGAGGCAACCGTAGTGCCGCGATGACTGCACGTCAGGATGAAATCCTTAGGAGACGCTAATGGCTGACCGTCCTAAGCCTACGAAACCCGCTCTCTGGTCGCGTGTAATCAACGAGGCTAAGCGCAAGTTTGACGTGTACCCTTCTGCCTACGCTAACGCATGGGCCTCCAAGGAGTACAAGAGACGTGGAGGGGGCTGGCGAGGGCCAGACAATAGGGTCAGACGCAATGGCTAGGGGCGGTTTAGGTAAGTGGTTCGCAGAGGAGTGGGTAGATGTCAAGACTGGTAAGCCATGCGGTAGGTCCGGTAAGAAGGACAAGCGTAAGTACCCTGCCTGTCGCCCCAAAAAGGTCGCGGAAAAGATGACCGCCGCTGAAAAGAGGGCGATGGCTAAAAAGAAGACAGGCCGTGAAAGAAAAGAATGGCCTGTCACAGCATCGGGTAAAAGAAGGGGCCGCTAACGCGGCCCTTTCCTATTCCAGACTTGCAGATTCATCCAAGAATTCTGTCTCTACACAGGCTAGTCCTGCTACATAAATATCTGGTCTTGACTCAGCAAAGTAAACAGCCGAAGACAGGCTTTCCATGCAGGACAGTTCAGTGGGTTCTACATTCCCTACAACAGCACGACACTGTGTTGGCTCAGCCATGAGGCAGATTAGAGCTACTGGTGCGAATACCATCATTCTTTCTCCACGATTGAGATGAGTTGGTCGTGATACCACCGAGCCTTCTTGAGATCTTCGAGACCATTCTTGTATCGCCAGCGGTGCATGTACTTGGCAATGTTACCCCGTAGGTAGCCAATGTACTCCTCCTCTGTGAGGAAGTCCTTGATGTAGTCAATACACTCGATACTTCCCTGACCGTAGTGGGCAGGATGGTTGACGTTGTCTGTCATATCTTCTCCTTCACGAAAACCTCCACCCACATCTTTGTCATGTCGCTTCGGATGATGTCATCCACGTTGAACTCGACGATGGGCACAGGAAGCATGTGTTTCTTGACCAGATGGATCACCTTAGACAGACCGTCTGCTTCCTTCAGGTCTGACTGCATGATATCACCATTGAGAACGAGCTTAGTGTTCTGACCCACTCTTGTCAAGAGCATCTTGAGTTCGTGGAAGGTGATGTTCTGCGCCTCGTCACAGATCACGAAGGCGTTGTTGAAGGATCGACCACGCATCAGGGCTAGTGGTGCCATCTCGATGTTGCCGTTCTTGATACCAGTCTCGACTACACCCTTCCCTAAGTGCTGCTCAAGTACGTCAATGACAGGCATGGCCCACGGTTTAGTCTTCTCTTCCAGATCACCCTTGAGGTAGCCTAAGTCCTTGCCTACAGAAATATGGGGACGAGTGATGACAATCTTGTCTATGTCCTTAGTGTGGTACAGGCTGGCTGCGTAGCTAGAGACTACATAGGTTTTACCTGTACCTGATGGTCCAAAGACAATGATCTGACTGGACGTAGACAGAGCCTCTATGTACTCTGCCTGTCTGTCGTTCATTGGTAGGACGCTGAAGCCCTGCTTGTCCTCGTCGAATTTAGTCTTTGTTCTTCTAACTCTTTTCTTAGGAGGCTGTTGCATAACTCACATCTTTAAGTTGGCTGATAGGGAGGTTGTAAGCGTCGGCCTTGAATCTGAATCCGTTTGACTTATCGATGTCTCCCTTCCTGAAGTGAGTGCAGTCCCTGTAGTAGTCTTTACGATCATAGACCCCTAAGAACCAGCCTACGTGCATGTCGTTGTGGACACGGACAAAGGCATACAGGTCACACTGCTGCTCGTAGTAGGTGTTGATCGAGCATTCGTAGTGGGGCAGTGGCTTGACTGAGGTACGTTTTGTCTTCACGTCCACAGTCAAGCCGTTAGGAAGGACGAGATCGAAGTCTACGTTCTTCTCTTCGTTGGCTACAGTACCACCCAATACCTGTAGGGCGATCTCTTCACCAACAAAGCCAGCGAGATTGCCCTGACCCTTCGTAATGGAGCGTCTGAGGCTACCCATAGCTGCGGCCTTGTCTCTGGCTCGCACCAGCATCTCGCCTGTTACTTCAACTTCAATCATCGTCTGTCCTTTTGTTGGCCTCCCCCGCAGGACTCGAACCTGCAACCTACGGATTAGAAGTCCGTTGCTCTATCCAGTTGAGCTAGGGGGAGGCGTTCCGTTAGGTAAGGTCTACAACCTCACAGACCTCACCAGTACACGCATAGGTCTGGCTGGACTTCGTCGTGTCTTCCTTCTCATACTCCGAAAGACGAGACCAGTCAATCCTCTCTGGCATCAGAGACAGGAGCATCTCGTAGTCAGACTTGCCAACCTCCTGATATGGTGCCTGCTGGTAGGTGTGTTCGCTGTAGGGCAGGAAGCTGACACCAGACATTTCGTCGAAGTGCTTGTAGACAAACGCACCCACATCGAACCACTCGTCCTTCCGCACGTTGATCGTGACCGAAGGCTTATGCTCACACCAGTTACGTTGATAAGCCAGCCACAACTCAAGCTGTTCAATGGCAGTCATGTCCTCCGTAACTACAGCACCCTCAGGTGCTTTCATGGGGAAGCTGAAGACAGTGGTGGTCTCAGGCTTCATCACACAAGGCTCAGACGGGATACCCTGATCCGTCATAAATTGGGTGAGAGGATCTTTGTTGTCGCCCCTTACAGTCCGAATGTAGTAATGAGAGTGTCGTGCATGAATACCGCTAGCACTGTCAACAAGCTGGCTAACAGTACCAGAAGGCTTAACACAAGTGATAGCCGCAGAAACAGGGATACCGAGTCTCTCAGACCACTCAGCATTCGTGTCAACGGCAACTTTACGGAGATGTTCAAGGGTCTTCTCCAGTCCTTCATTCTTGAGGGTGAGCAGTGGATTGTCCATGATGCCAGTCAGGCTAACACCCAACAGCCGCTCTTCTTCTGTGTTGTCCTTCCACTTCTTCCGCAGGTAGGGGAAGTGCGTGTAAGTAGACTGGATCGTGCCCAAGATCGTAGCCAACTCTACCTTTCGCTCAAGCGTTTCAAGGCTGTCTGTCGCACGGACGACAACTTCTGTAAGGTTGCAGAACTGGTAGGGTCGGAGGATGATTTCGGAGCAGGGGTTGGTTCCGAACTCCTGCTCAGGGTCACGGCGACCGTTCTTTGCTGCCTGCTTCTTGGATGCCTGACGGTTGAAGATACCACGCTCACCGCTACCACTCTCCACGAGAGCCATCCACTCGCGCATGAAGCTGACTGCGTCAGGCTTCTCAGTGTAGCTTGTCGAGTTGTTCGCCAATGCCCGCTGAGGATCGTTCTCCCACCATGCACCGCTCTTAGCGTGACGCATACGGTCATCGCTGAGGTTTGACAGGCTGATCATAGCAGAACGACGAACACCGCCTACAACAACCACCTCACCGATCTTGCACATGATGTCATGGCACTCGATGGACGACAGCTTACGTCCTTGAGCTTCCTTGAACTTGGCTACAACAAAGTTGAAGAGGTCAACCAGAGGGGCAGGACCACTGGCACGTCCACCGAATGTCTTGAGTCGGGCACCTGCAGGGCGGATCTTCGACACGTCCCACTTCGGAATCTCACCGCTGTACAGAAGAGCGATGATCTGACGCAGTGCCTTAGCCCAACCTTCTTTGCTGTCCTTGACTACAACAGTGGTGTCACTGATGAATAGCTCAGGAACCTCAGGCAGCTTCGACACGAACTGACGCTCGACCGAGAAGCCGACTCCGGTTCCACACAGCAGGATGAACATGGCCTCATCGAAAGACTTCGGGTCATCAACAGGCAGGTAGCTGCAGTTGTAGGCACAGGTGTTGTCACGATGCAATGCAGGACCAGCCGTCATCATAGCCCGCATGGAAGGCATGATGTCGAGGCTAAGGATAGCCTGTTCAATGTCGTCCACCACAACCTCATCACGGGTCACAGGTACGACAACATTGGTGAGGTACCGGCTGACAGTCTCAGACCAGCTTTCACGGCGACCCTCGTCCTCTAGCCAACGGGCGTACCGGCTGGTGTGAATGAAGGACTGGTAGTCAGTGGGCAGGTAGTTGTTCATCGTTTCCTCTTATTGATCTTAGACCAGATCGGTCAGGTTTACTTTCGGGTAGTCCTTGTTCTTAAGAATCTTTCCGTCTGCTCTGCGTTGTACGCTACCATCAGGTTGGATGCAACGACCGAGATTGTTGATGTGGACTCGTCGGACAGCCTCGTCAAGATCCCATCCCTTTGCATTGGCGAAGCCGTAGACAACATAAACAAGGTCCGCAAGTTCCTTGAGTTGCTCTTCTTTGGTGTCCCGAAGGTATTCCGATCTCCACTCATCTGCTTCTTCTCCGATAAGCGCAGCGTACAAGTAGGGCTGTGGCTCTTGTTCAGTCTTCTCTGCGAACTCTTTAACCATACTCAGTACGGTCATGGTCTGAACTCTCGCCTTCGTACCGTAGTCTGTGCCCCAGTAGCCGTACATATCCTCAAAGGCTTCAATGTCTGTCTTGTTAATCACTGTTCCTGTTCCTTCCAGTGTTCAAGCTCTGCGTCCATGTTGAAGTACTCATCGAGGTCTATCAGTCTCTCGTCAATCAACCACTCGATGATTCTCTCCTCTGTGATATCGTTCTGTTCGAGGAGCAACATAAGTCCGTAGTTCTCGACCAGTGCCCTTAGTTTTGACTCGTAGTCGAACATAGGTCTGCCTCTACCTCTAGCGCATACAGGGTTGTTGTTAGGGTTTCTTTAGTCTCTAGTGCGTCATCGAAGCTCTCGAAGGTGACTTCTTCAATGAGGATTTCACCGTCTTCGTGACCGACAAGACAAAGATTATACCACAACCCGTCCTCGTCTTCAAATGGTCCATCAATAAATCTATGTAGAACGACTGTTGCCATCGATCAACTCCATGAATTTTTCTAGGTCCAACACTACCAGAGGCTTGCGTCGGTCTTGCTTCAGTACGACCAGAGGTGTGCATCCATCCGGTGTGTTAGTTGCCGCCTGATCGTAGTGGTTGTAGACTGCGATCTTCTTGAGGGACTTACACTCTACACTGTACGGGAATACTTTTCTAGCCTTCGAGGAGAGTTTGATATCCTCTCCTGTCTCCCCCATAATAGCTGAACGAACATCAGTGTCAAGTTCCAGATGCGGGAACGTGGTCAGGATCAGATCCCTCACCATCTGCTGAAGTCTGCGTCCTTTTGCCTTTGCGCTTTTGACTGTCATGTTATCTCCGGTACGTCAGGCTCATTAACTACATCGACTAGATGGACAGGACCGCCACTGTAGGCGAAGGAGCGAAGGTTAGGCCAACAAGTCTTCTTGAAGTCACAGTAGCTACACATCATGGGCAACTTCATGTTGGGTGAGGTCTTGCTCTGCGGCACAGGCTCGAAGGTTCTCTCCGGCAACTGTCCTGCTACCACTGCCTTCGCCCGCTCCATCTCCTGTTGCTTAGTCTCGAACTGGTTAGAGAAGTCATAGACATCGAGGTGTAGGTGACCGTTGACCTTATCGACTACAAGGAATCCACCCCTCTCCTTGTCTACAACAAGCGGGTCGTCCTGACCTGCGTAGACATAGGAACTAAGCTGGCTGATGTAGCCGAAGGGATCGTCGCTGACCAGATCACCCTTCTTGAACTTCTGGAAGCTCATGGGAGAGGCAGACTTAACGTCGATGGTCACACCGTCGATCACTGCGTCTCGGCTACCCTTGATGCCGTGTACATTGAGGCGGGTCTGCTTACCCTCTACGGTGTGTCCTGCTGCCTCTGCAAGGGACAACACCAACTCCTCGATCAGGTCTCCGAAGAAGAACTTGAGGAGAGCATTGGCAGGCAGTGGCTCCGAACTCTCCGACTGGTTGACCTTGTACCAGAGCTTACGGTCACACGGCGTACCAATGCTGGACAGGGACAGGTAGGCTCTCGGCTCCTGTGGTTTCTCGAAGCGACTGGTTGCCATCTCTGCAATGTTCTTAGCCATCGAGTTTGCAATGACTTCGTCCCAGCCGCCCAGACCTCTGATGACTGCGTTGATATCCTCAACTAGTGTGTCAATCGTCTTCGTCATCCGTAATCTCCATTAGGTAGGCTGTTACAAGCAGTAGACTTAGGATACTACTCTCGGCCCTGTTAACCTTCCAGTTAAGGTGTAGGTGGGCTATGCCTAACACAAAGATAGCCCCAATCAAACTCAGTTCAAAGTACGGCATTGTGTCTCTCCTGAGGGAGGAGAGGGGCCGTGAAGCCCCTCGCCATTCTTACCAATTCATCTCTGCTTCTTTTTCCTCGTAAGGAACAAGCTCCAGAATCTTGATCTTGGTCATGGTAGTGCGGGCGTAGATCTTACCGTCCTGACCCTTGAAGGTAGAGATCAGGTTGGTGATCTCTGCCTTCGAACCGTTGCCGATACGGTCAGTGACAGGATTACCATCAGCGTCAGTGACCTCCGGCGCACCGCCTGCTTGAGGCAGTTCACGGCCATCCTTTGTGATTACACGATGAGGCCGCATCATCTTGATGACGATCTCACCATCCATCAGGCGCTTCTGCTTAGGCTTCTTCTGCGAACCTGCAGAGGTCAGCTTTGCGTACTCCTCCTTAGAGAGTACCTGATCGACAACGTAGGCACCCTCAGTCTTCTCGTACTCACCGTCGAAGCCCTTCATGTCCCGATTGTTCTCGAAGACTTTGGCCCACTCGATAGTACCAACGGTAGTCACTTCCTTATATGCCATGCGTATCTCCTTTGCTGGCGTTAGTAAAACTGTTATAGCAGATGATCAGTGGGTGTCAAACCAATTCTTGCCGATATCTGTGGAACCTGCAAGCGGACACATCAGTCCTAAGTCCTTGCCTGCCCACTCGATAGCGTCACGCTGTATCTCACCCAACCGTTCTGCTGCGTCTCTCGATCCGATCACCTCTGTCTGCCACTCGTCGTGCGGCCACGTGACCAGCTTGAAGTTGATCTTCTCCTTCTCTGCGTCTGTGATCCACTTTAGGCAGGCATGTTTCATTATGGTGGACTCACCATTCTGCAACATACCAGCCAGTGTCTTGTGTTCAGATGGTACAATAACCTTGCGGCCATCATAACCCCTGAAATAACCCCTCTCTGCGATCTGCGGGATGATCTTCGTCTTGAGTTTCTTGAGACCGCTAATGCTCTCCATGAAGTTGAACACTGCACCGGAAGCCTGCTGACTAGAGACCCGTAGGATCTGGCCGATCTTGGCGTTGCCTGCACCCAACAGAAAGGCGTAGATGAAAGTCTTGGCATCATCACGAATGATGTGGTCGAGACCTAAGGCCTTCCTGTTGAGGTTGTGGATGTCTGTCTCATCCTCCTTCTTACCGCTGATGATAGCGTGTACGTACTCCTCTGACTGCATCAGGTCGGCCAGTACCCGAAGCTGGATACCCTCTGCGTCTGTGCCTACAAGCCAGTTACCCTCTTCCACTGTCCAGAGGGCACGGAAGGGTCCGTCATACTTAGCCTTCACCTCCTCCACTGCAGTCTTAGCGTCACCGTGAAAGGCTGCAGGTATGTTGGCCTGATTGGGTGCAGCATGTGACAGTCTGCCTGTCCACGCACCAATGTGATTGAAGCGTCCATGAATGCGACCATCAGGGGCTACACAACCCAACCACTCCACAAGACTAGACCGCCGACCATCGAGAGTCAGCCACTCTGCCAGAGCCTTAGCGCCGGAGGGTGCAGTAGGCGGGAGAGTGTTGAGGTTGTTCTCGCTGCAGGTCCATCCGTAGAAGGCGTAGTGCTTAGCCTTGTCAGGGTCAGTGCCATCCCGCTCGAAGGCGATGTGGCCCTTAGTCTTCTCGTAGGGTTTCCAGCCCGCCTCCCACAGACGCTCGATGCGCTGCTTAGGAGAGGAGGCAGAGAACTCTACATAGTCATAGCAGACCAGATCATCCCCATCCTTGTGGGTCTGAGGGTATTTCTCAAGGGCGTCAGTCACTGACTTGTAGAGAGAACCGTCAGCCTTAACACGGTACTTGATACGCTTGACCTCCTTGAGGACAGGCGGGAAGTCGATCTGGAACTGATCCTGAAGCAGGTCCATCCGGTCAAGGATTTCGACAAGCATCTTCTCCGCAGTATCTGCGTCGAATGCAAAGCCGTTTCTCCGCATCTGTTCGCACACGATCTGGATGTCATGCTCACAGCGCAGGGCCTTAGCCCACTGCTTGTCCATGATGACAGGCTTGAACCGCTCGAAGAGCTTGAGGGTTACGGCCACATCATTGACGCAGTAGTCCTCCATTTCCTGAGTGAGGCCACCAGCAAAGTCCTTGAAGTCACCCTTGTGTAGACCCAACCGCCTACCCCACGCATCGAGAGAGTGGCCTCCTAAGACATCGTAGTTGACCAGTCGGCTGATGATCAGTGTGTCGATCACGTCCTTCTCTTCGATGGTGTGGCCCAACAGTCTGTTGATAACCGGAACATCGAAGCCGATCCCGTTGTGAAATACGAACTTGTTGTACTGGTGACAGTAGTGCTTGAAGCGAAGAGCCTCAGCAGGATCGGAGGTTAGGTTGCGGAAGATCTCGACAGCCTTAGTCTTCACGTCCTGACACACGATGATCCAGATGTGCTTGGCATCGAGGTCGTCTGTTTCAATGTCAACTGCTGTGATCTTCATACTCTCTCCTCGCAATCCTAAGACTATCCCGTATAGTCTTCTTTGTTATCTTACATACACTAGCATGTTTAGATAAGTTTTCTTCTGCTGTTAAGATTTGCAAGTTACCTGACCAGTGTGGTCCACCATCTGACAAAGGCCACATGTGATCTACATGGTGTTCGATACCAGTTGCTATAGACAGGACTTCACGTAATTTGTACACGTCTCGTATCCTTTGTCTCTCTACGACACAGTTACGGAGAAATCTAGGAACAGCCTTAAGTTTAATTGATCTTCTTCGTGCCTCCCACTCAGCATATTTTTCTTTATTAGCCTGTCTGTAGTTTTTACGGTACTTAGCATACTTATCTTTATTAGCTTCGTAGTATTCTTTCCGAAAGGCAGGGTCGTACGGTTTTAGCTTATCTTTATTAGCTTCGTACCAAAGTTTATTGACCTGTCTAATCTTTTCTCTATTAGCTTCGTTGTAAGTTTTCATACAAGCCTTACACTGGTTATGATACCCATCCTTCCTAGACCTGTTACGCCTGAACTTCTCGTAGGGCTTGGTCTCTTCACATGTAGAACATTTCTTCATAGCTTACCTATCCATTCCATCGCGTCATCATGTGGGTCATCAAGCAAACCTATCGTACTTCTCCGAGAGAGTAAAGGAGTCTGCATTGAAATAGAGCTTACCGGCAAAACCTGTTGATCCTGCAGGTCTGTTCTTGGTGATGAGGAGGCTCGTTGTGTTACGTTCATCCTCGTCCTCAGTCATCTTGTCACGTTCCAGTTTGACTACAACACTAGCTCGCTTGCCAATGGTGCGGCAGTCCCTGATCTGTCCCTCGTCATTCTCGTGGGCGATGGTCACGATACCCACGTTCAACTCTGCAGCCATGCGGGATAGCTGGACAGACAGGGCGGACAACCACTTCTCGATACTGTCATCAGTCGTGCGGCTGTAGGACAAATCCTGAATAGGCTCGAAGAAGACGTAATTCACACCGCAGGCCTGAGAGAAGTACCTGATACGCTCAAGGATGACCATAGGGTCTTCGTCAACACCGATCTGGAACTGGTACAGGTTCTCGTTCTTGGAGATATCCACGATAGCCTGCTCGACCTGTTCCTGCATACCCGCCTCCTCGATGAGATCCACACGGGTCAGGTTCCTGTTCAGGTGGTAGGAGACCAGACCCAACAGGCTACGCTTCTTCGTCTCTTCGAGGTGACAGATAGCAATCGGCACATCAGAGTGCTTGCTGATCATGTGGTACTCAAGGTAGCGCATGAACTCAGTCTTGCCGATACCCTCCGGTGCCTGAAAGACAGTCATGTGCCCCTGCATCAGACCCAAAGCCAGATCGTCGAAGGCCTGTATTCCGGTGGGAATATACCGAGCATCATCCTTCTGGTTGAAGATCGACAGGAACTGATCAGGCGTATTCCACACGTTCTGTGGTGTGTACTTCTTTGCATTGCGGAAGGCGTTGCGGAAGGACGATCCAGCACCCGCCTCAAGGAACTCATTAGCATCCTTGTACTTGTCGTGAGGGATGCGGTAGACCTTGTTGGGGAAGAGTGCTGCGATCTTGTCGGCGACACCATCACCACTGCTGTCAGCGTCAACAGACAGGATGATCTTCGAGAAGCTGTCGAGCCACTCCTTCGCCTTACCCTGCCAGAGTTTCTTGGAGGGTGAGGCAGAGGGTAGAGAGACTACAGGATACCTCTTCTCAAGCATCTGGTAAGCAGACAGTGCGTCGATCTCACCCTCAGTGATCACTACCATTGGGGCAGAGCCAGCATTGAACTTGTCCATGCCGAAGAGTTCGTCACCCTTGAAGCCAGCCTCTGCGTGGAAATCCTTAGGGAAGGTACGGATCTTCCTACCACCGGAAGGGTACACATAGGCCTGCTTCCTGACCTGACCCTCTACAGACACAAAGGTCTGCACGTCATAGAAGTTGAGGACATCCTCGATGATGCCTCTGACAGGCTGTTGCTTGAGGCTGAGGGGTTCAGTGATAGCCTTCATCGGTGTCTCCTTCTCAGAGTAGGGAGTGAATGGGTAGGCTTCAATAGCCCAGTCCTTGAGTAGTCGTGGGCTGTTGGGGTAGCCCCTGTCGCATGAAAAGCAGTGACCCTTCTGCGTCTGCTCGTTGTAGGCGAAGGCATCGCTGCTGTCGCAGTCCTTGAAGGGACAGGGCTGGTGTGTTCTCTCTGCCATCAGTTCTCCATCAGTGCAGACCAGCTAACAGGGAACAGGTCTCCCATCACATTGCTGATCTGGTCGGCCACCAGACGGCTCTCGTACTGAGTGTCAGTGGCACAGCGTAGTTTACACATTGCAGCGAAGGCGTCAAGGCTACCGCTCCACCACCATTCAGTCATGGTGCTTTGAGGCAGGACCATTCGGGCTTGCTCAGGTGCCACACCCTCGTCAAGAAGTTGGTTGTATAGTCCAAGAGCCTTGTTGTTGTAGTACAACAGACCCGCATTACTCTCAACAACACCGTCAGATCCTTGCTTCTTGTCAGCACTACGTCCACGCCAAACATCAGGCACGTAGAACTCAGGCTCATTGTCTACATAGCGACGACTGATCTCGTTCCAGCGCAAAAACTTATGCTTAACCAACTGTCGAGCCACGAAGATCGGGGCCTTAACGTGGTAGGATGCAAAGGCATGACCGAAGGGTGACAAGTGCTTGTGCTTGGCGAGATACTTGATCAACTTGGTGTCTTTGTCTGACAGAACCATCTCAAGGTATTCACCTTGTTCGTCTTGTTTTACTGCACCTTCCACAAGTTCACTCTTCTTACCGAAGCTAACACGGGCTGCATTTACAGTTGTTAAGTCCGATCCACAATGATCAATGTAAGTCACTTCTATTTTTGACATCTTTCATCCACTCCAGTAGATTTTCCAGTACTTCTATACTAGTGTTGTTTTTTATTCGGTTAGCTTTTCTAGATAGCCAATGGACATTACCTTCTACGTACCCTAGCTCTGGTATGAATCTATCTAACTCAGCCGCATGTTCATCTGATCTATCAGTTACAAGGTTAAGATCGACACGAAGGATAGGGCAAACGCCAGTCCAAATACTCTCAAGGTAGTCTGGTGTAAGATCGAAAGGCACACCCAAATGTTTAGCTCTGCTTTTTGCCCTTGTACATCTATGTAAGAAAGGGTTGTTATTCCTATGTGATTTGTATCTTGCTTTTTGGATTTCGTTAGCACATGTTTTGCAGTAAGGTCTAAGCCTTCCAGACCTGTCATTCCTCACGGGAAACTCTGATTCATCTTTATCTGTGTTACAACTGTTACATAGCATAGTAAACTCCTCTGTAGCTACATGAGTATAGTTATACCATACACTACCTTAAAAGTCAACACCCAAATAAGGCACTACCCATACAATCAATCAGTGTTACTTTAATCTGACTCATAGTCTTTCACTCCATGTTTGTCGATGTCTACTAACATTTGTTCAAGCATCCAGACTACATCAGACTTACTCTCTCCGTCAACAGTGACAGGCTTTTCAGTCCATGCTGGTCCTTCTCCCAAGAAGCAGTACTCATGTACAGCATAGTAAGTCTCACCGTCTGGAGTAAGGTGTCTCATCAGTTGGTAATGCCAGTGTGACATCAGAAGACTTCTCCCAACAGTTTATCAAAAGCCTTGTGCATCAGCAGGGTCTCAGGCTCATACTCGTATGCGGTGTAGTACTTGAGAACTCGAATGGTAGCCTTACCATCATGGATCAACTCATTGAGGTCAGTCTGTTGGAAGTCCTTCAGCTTCTCAAGATTAAGCAGACGCTCGACCTCATCACAGATAGTCTCAAGGCTGTCTTCTAAGCCAACGATAACAAACTCTGTGAAGATGTCATCGTTACCCTCAAGCAGTCGTTGAACCAGTTTCTCTCTAGCTGTTGTCATCAGTCTACCCTCAGTGTTGAGTTCACTGCTATAGCCAAAGCAAAGTAGGCTACAACAGAAGTCAGGTCAAGGTTCAGTAAGTAGGCTACACCATAACAGACTAGACAGGCTAGTGTGTATACTGCCAGTGAAGCTAGTGTCTGCATTGTCTGTCCTTTCAATTATACTGTAAGGGTATATACTCACCCGCCAGCCGACAAGCTGAGTATACAGCCGATCTCAGACCTGTCAAGAAAAAAGTTTCCTGATCCACCACATGACTACAAACACCCACTGCCAGCACAGGATCAGGAGGATGATCACGACCAGATCAAAAAAGAGGCTCATACATCTCTCCACTCTCATACCGTCTGAGAAGCTCTGTAAGCCTCACTGACAGGCGGTCTGCTTTCTGGTAGTCACCCACCCACTCGGCCTCGTCCCGCTCTCTGCGGGCCTCTCTGAGGCTCTGAGAGATAGGCACTACACCATCTAAGGTAAAGCCCATCCTCTCTGCTAGTTGTAGACTTCGTGTTCGTAGTTTCGCATCACCCACAGGATCGCCTCCTCTGTCTCTTGTGCGGTTAGTGGGTAGGGTATACCTTCCCAGTCCGTACCAGCATTGACCTCAAAGAATGGGTCAGTATTGCTGTCGTAGTCTCCCTTGTGGATCAGTTCGACAAAGACCTCGATCCCATCTACTTCAACAACATACAGCATGTCATTTCCTTACCTGCCAGTTGATCCAACAGTCTACGCAGTGACCCTTGCCTAAGCCTAAGTCAATCAGCCAGACCAGATTGAACCTCTTTTCTTTCTTCCACTGCCAGTTGCGGGCAGAGAATGTCTGGTTGCTCGCCCCACCTAAGACCACATTGATCAGGATGGAAAGGGCAATGCCTACCCTATGGAGATACTTCAACATGCGGATACCTCCAGACCTGTATGGTTGCAGTGACAGGCGGATAGGCGTAGCCTAAAGGATGCCGCCGTGCCTCCTCCTCAGTCTCGAATGGACCAGCCGTCCGACGTTCATTCGTGCCGGACTCTACCCAACTCACTCTCCAGTTAGACATCGTTCTCTCCTGTCGTACAGTGCCCAGACTTGATCAGATGGTGGGCCATCCGCCCATACCATCCTTGCAGTCGCCAGACTGTTCCGGTATTGATCAGGTGTTGGAAGGCCTCGATGAATTCATCATCCGTGCTGTCCTCCAACTCGATCTTAGAGATTGCCTCAAAGTCAGTCATCCTCTTCCCTTACTTCTATAAAATGAGTGTTCCTTGCACCGTCCAGATCGATGGATCGTGCGATGTGTTTAAGCGCAGACTGCATGTCCTCAGCGTCGAATGTATACTGACCCCATGTGTTATCCTCACGCTCAAGCGTTAGCCGGTATCTCTTCATCAGTTCACCTCCACTGTTGCATGTTGTGCGATATATTCCTCCGGCGTGGGCAGGTTAACGCCTACTGCGTGATGCTCTAACCACTCAGGCTCAGCAGCGACCAGACGGGCAGAGTTTACGATATCTGATCGGTAGGTGTCACCAGCCTCCATGCTGCCGAATGTGTAGGGGCTTGATGCCCACACAAACCAGCGGGCATAGATGTCACCCACCTCATTGGCTGGTTTCTTGTACGTCTTGCATACGTGAAAGATGAAGGGACCGGAGCGATAGATTGCATAGGGCTGGTGCTGCGGGCGGGTCTTTGCGAAGGGGTTTTTCATGTCAGTCTCCATCAGATATTGTGAATACGCTTCCAGACTACCCACGTGATAGCCTGCATCTCATACGCTTTGAGGCCTGTAGCATGTGCGGCGACATTGTAAGCGTCCTGCAATTCGGCATAGAGCTTCTTGCCGATATTGGTGCGATTGTCAGTCAGGCCCACACGCTCAGCGAAGGCAATATTGCGGGCATGTCCATCGATAGTGCAGGTATCATGGCCCATGATATTGGAGAAAAAAGAGACGATCTTCTGCCCGTTCAGTATCCGCATCACGTGCTGGTCATCGACGGGCATAGCCTCAAGGATGGACCATGCCTTAGCCCGCATCTTGTTGTAGGTGGACACTCTAACACTCTCGATATCGTCACCATTGAGATAGGCGGCGATCAGTCGATCCGCATCAGCAACATTACGCTCCCACCGATTGTTGGGGGACAGCGCGGCCATCACGCCTACAACAATACGCATAGGCATGTCATGGCGTATGGCGATAGCCTTCGCCGCTACCTTAGCGCGGGCATACCACTCGATACCCGCATCACGTTCCGCATCACTGGCCTGACGATAGATCGCCAGAATGTTCTTGACATAGTCCATAGTTATATCTCCCTCACATTGCCATAAAGACTAGCACGATCACGACCGAACAGGCCACGAATAAGACATTCTCTGCATACTCTCTGATCATAGTCAAGCCCTCTTTTTGATTGCCTTAACTAGATGGCGCAAGAGTATGCGCCACCCATTAAATCAATCCTTTACCCCGCTTTGCATCTGCCACGGGCCACCCTTTCGGCCATGGACTCGGCTAGACCAGACTGCCCCTATATGAGGCCACGTGGTCAGGCTTTGCCGCCTATCGGTGCATCGCAGTATGTCGGGCCGCGATGGGGATGCTTGTGTTTATTGCCCGCATGATCATCCCGTAAACATGCAAGGGGGCCTAAGCCAATGTCAAAGAGCGTTCAAGCCTGCTACATCGCCGCGCTTTCGCACCTCGCCGTGCCCTGCGCTTAGTAGTTGCTTTCGAGTGCCGCGCTGTCTGCGCCTTTCGATGCTTAGAAGCTGACATGTGTCGAAACGGATTGCAACAGGTTTTTTGAGATCAGGGCAAACTTTCTTTCAAAGCACTGAAAACAAACAAATCTTTTCTGCGTATCAGCCTACAAACAATGAATGTTCCTGATTCGTTCCTGTAGTCTGCGTGGTGGGTATAGGAACGCGCCCGCGTGTGTATGCGCGTCACGTATGCGCGCGAGGGGATAGGTAAGTTATGCTGACGTAATAATGTAACGTTATCAAATGGGTGAGAAAGGAATTTCCAGATGTTTACCTCATCGCGGGGAATTTTACTGGTAGTGAGTGCGCGAATTGGCTAAAAAACATGGGTGTTGACTGCGCTAAAAGTGGGGTAGGAAAATCAAAATTATGTTTGACTCGACAATATACGGGTTTCGGCTCTAGTATTGAGCATTTTATTGAAGAGTGTGATAATTCCTCTATTGACCTGATGTTTGAT